AATCCTCCTCATGATGACGTAAAGGATGCCCTAGCGTCCTGCATTGAGACTGCGGTTAAACCAGCCTCAAATATGTTGTCTCGCAAAACCTCAGGTAACATCATTTATAATACGCGCTTTGGTGGCGTAGGATTTTAAGGAATAAAGATGGCTGGTACAACAATAGCTGTGTAGTCGGCTTTCTTCTTTAAGGAGTACGCAAAGTCAACAGCAGCAAACACATTTAACTTTCTATCCTTATAATACCATATACCATGGGTATTTGTCAAGAACTCTTTTTGATAATACTGAAATTTGTCATAATCAATGGGTCTGGAATCAGGATCAGAGGGGTCATTGTAGTACTGCGCCCTAAACTGGGTCTTGTCTAAGTACTGCCCACGCTTCTTTGCAAGGATCTGTCTGTCAAAACCAAAGTATTTACCGTCTGCCCTTCGTTGTCTAGGCCAGAGGAACTGACCTGTACCGTCTCCACGATCTTCCACGGCTCTCTCGAATACCTCGTAGATAGGCTCAGAAGCAATGATTTCTCCATCTTCATCGTAGATGTCCTCTGTCATTTCCAGAAGTTCAGAGTACAGATCCTTAGGATGGTATCGGGTTCCGACTACCCATTCCTTTGCTTCTGCCCCTTCGATGGACGAGAGGAGGGAGTATTGGCTCTTAACCTTTTCTCTTCCTTCCCCAGTATAAGCGTTCTCGTAGACCACAACGTCATCAAGCACCGCAATATCACAGTGCATACCAGTAAGTGAAGTAGTAAGGCCACCAGTGAAAATGGTAGGATCACGGACATTCTCCTCCTTACGCTTGGGATGATCCAAGGCAATTTCAGTCTGAGTCCACTTCTCTCTCTTACCTTCGTCTTCTAACACATGGTCAGGCCAGTACCTACGGTAGATGTCTGATGTGATAATGGACTTGATAAAGGACAACTGCTTCTGTGCCAAGTTAGATGTGGCAGACAGATAGAGAACTCTGATAGTAGGATCTTTGGTAATACGATGTGCCACTCGGAAAGCAATCAGAGCAGACTTCATATGGTCACGGGGGAACAGGGTAAGCTGATGTGACTTAGCTTCCTCACGATCCCACCAAGAACATAGTTCCTCATGAGCAGCCCCAAGCATACGGTAAGGAGCCACAAGTCTGATAAAGTTTACAAGGTTAGCCTCTGCGGCTTCCCTGATGTCATCAATGGTTGCCATTAGTTAAACGTCAATCCAAGACGTTCAGCATCATCCTTGAAGGTCTTATTGATATTTACTTCCTTCTGAAGTTCAGCCTTGATGTCAGCCTTGGAGGGACGGCCTCTGCCTGTCTTCTTCTCCAGATACTGATTGTCAGCCAGATACTTCATGGCTTGGAACGAAGGTTGTTCCGCACCTATGGCAGCGTGCATGATAGCCTTGACGCCTCTGGCTTTAAGCTTAAGGTTAAGTTCCTTACGCCACTGATCAAGATGTTCCTTGAACCATGTAGCTTTACACAAGGTTTCCCAATGTGTAAAGGAACCAAGAGTGGCAAGAGCAAACTCATACTCTGTCACATCTTCCATTTCCAAATAGATACGCTTCATGGAACGATAGGTCTTACCATCATTGGCAAGGTGATCCTTTTCTTTCAAGGTCCACTCAGGTTCCATTTCAATTCTGTATTCAGGTAGTGTAGTTTCGTAGAAGAGTGCCTTGGTCTGCAATCTTGCCATTGTTAATACTTTCCTTTATTTCCACGATTAGAAGACTTAGGTCCAAGCTTCTTTGCTACCCTGAGATGTTTAGGTCTGGTACGTCTACGGGGCTTAGTGGCCTTAAACTTAATATCGTCTTTGTTATACTTAACCTTAGCCATTACTTTTCATTCCCTGACAGGAAGCCAAACAGCTTCTTAGTTACTTTCTTCGGTGCAACAGGAATAGGAACTTCCTTAGGCCATCTTGCTTCAAGGAATCTGTTCTTTCCTACACGAACCACACTAACCTTATCACCCTGATTACCACCAAGGATATGATATGCTTCTGCATCTTCAGACTTGTAAAAGCCTACATGTCCACCACCATCTCTGGTGAATACCATCACAGCTCCAAGCTGCGGTTCACAATGTACACCCCAGTTAGCCCACTCACGGGCAGAGAGACTCTTCTGGGTATACGAAAGACCAGCCTTGTTAAGGCAATGAGCAACAAACAAACCACACCACGGAATCTCGTCTTTGGTATAGTACTGTCCAATCCAACCACCCAGACCCTTGGCCCAGCTGATGATCACAGGATTGTTCACAGAACCGGGAGCTTCCTTTGTTCCCATCAAAGATTCAGCAATGTCCATCCACTTTGTCATTATTAAAACTTCCATGAAATAAATTTAGCAAGGATAGCACCAACAGTGGCACAGGCAGATCCAACCATCAGCAACATCATAATGCTGCCATCGGCTTTATCCAACTTCTGTCTGATGGCTTTGACATCGTTCTTAAGCTCTGTCATGTCGCCTTCCAGACGCTCAACCTGTACTTCTAATCTTGCCACTGCTGTATCTATCTCGCTCATTTTGTTACCCCCTTCCACTTCTCAAAGGAACGGAGTGCGCCCATACCAAGCATACCCATAGTCAAACTATAAAGAGAATCTGTATCAATGTTGGGGAGTGGGGTAGTAACTCCTGAGACAAGCATTACCCAACTCAAAATAGGGATAACTGCAAACTGCCAAGCAAAACCAAATGCACAAATCCAACCAATAGCAGGTCGCCAACCTGAGACAAAGATGCTGGAAGAAGCAGCTTCAACTTTATTAATCTCCAACTGACCTTGGCTTTCAGCAATAGCAGCAGCCATAAGCTGATTCTGAATCTCCATCTGAGCCTTAGCTTTTTCCGCAGGATTAGGGATAAAGTCTAAGACACGTTCAACAATAGGAGTTGCGATTGAAAGCCAGTTCATTTAGGTTACTCCGGGCTGGTAGGCCAAAGAGGGTTAAAGGGATCAAGAGTATTCTCAGGAAGATCACGCAAGTCTTGACGGTACTTGCTCCATGCCAGTTTCTGTTCCGTGGTATAAGTATCCCAACGATCCATTGTCACATACACATCACTCTTGGCAAGACGAGCAGTTCTCTCTGCACGCAAAGCCTTCCACTGACCGGGAAGTAATCTCTGTTTACGTGCTTCAATTTCTTCAGAAGTCCACTGATGAATGGTAACTTCACCTGTGACTGCATCTTTGTTAACTGTTGTGTACATTAAGCAATCCCATAAATATAAGCAGCACCAGCATCAAACGAACCAGCAGATACTGCAAGGCTGATTGAAGTTGCAGCAGTTGTAATTGTAGTGTCACCCGCAATTGGTTTAGTATCAGCATTTCCAGCAATAGCGCTTGTTGCAGAAATACCTGTAATACCAGAGATAGTTCCTTGAGTAAGATCAATCCACAAATGTCCTCTAAATAAAGAACTAGAGTTTTCAACATCTGTAACTGAAATATCATCCGCAGTTGATGTACCAATAAGTAAACTCTGGCTTGTACCACTATCATGACTTACCCCGTTAAGGACAACAAGAAGTTGTTTGTAAGAAGTAAGAGTAAGACTTGTCAAAGACTGTGAAGTCCCTGATGTTGTAGTCAAGGTGCCAAGCAATGTCATACCACCACTTCCACCTGAAGCAGCAATGGTAATTGTGTCTGTAGCAGCATCTGTAGTAATGGTAACATTTGTACCAGCCACCAGTGTCAGAGTGTCAGAGGTAGTATCGGCTACTACGTTAGACTGACCAGAGACAGCAATCGTGGAGAAAAGATTCTGATCACCTGTGTTGGTGCCAGACGATGTACCTGAGAAAGTACCAGACTGTGTAGCCAGAGTACCCAAACCAGAGACATCCGTGGATGCAATCGTGGCCCATGCAGGAGCAGCAGAAGAACCAGCAGACTTAAGGAACTGACCGGATGTACCGTAGTTAGCCCCACCAATACCAAAGGAACCGAATCTGTTAATCCTGAGACGTTCAACAACACCACCAGCCAGAGTCTGCTGTGTGCCAAATACAAGATCACCACCAATGTCCCCACCAGCGTTAAAGGCAGAATACACGGCAGCAACAGCAGCAACGGAAAGATTACCTACCTGATACAGTGTCTTGGTAATTCTACCCAGACCACCCACATCACTATTTGTCACAGACAAAGTAGCAGCATCTTCAGTACCAAGGGCAGTGATAGAGTTAGCAACACCCCCAATAACTTCAAGCTTGGATGTGGCTGTTGTAGCACCAATGCTCATATTGCCATCAGCAGTGATAACAACCGGGGTGCTGTCAGGGTTAGCACTGTCCTGCACAAGCAAAGCATTACCTGTGCCAAGCTGTTCAATACGGAGGGCAGCATTAGTATTATCAGTAACTGAAATAATCTGATTGGCTGTGAAGGTATTAGCAGTACCTGTACCAGCAGCATCAGTGATACCATATCCAGAAAGGGTAGTAGGCTTGGATGTCAGGG